ATAATTATATTTTTGCTTATAACATACCTGGTATTATAGCATTGATATCATTTGTTTATATAATAATCGGTATATTGTATTTGACAAAAAATTATTTAGAAACCCTTATTGTACCAAATTATTTCAAATATTTAAGAGAATTATTTTTTAATAATTTTATAAAAAAATATTCAAATGATTTTAAAGATGTTGAAATAGGAGAAATATTATCAAAAATATTTGAATTAAATATGTCTGTTATTAATTTATTTTTATATGTATGTAATTATTTTATAGCTACAATAATTGGTTTAATGGCTATTTCAATATATTATTTTTATTTAGATTGGAGAATAGGATTAATATTTTTTATTGGTGTTGTAAGCGTTTTTATTTTATATTATTTAAATGGATCAAAACAAATTACAAATTCAATTAAAAAATTTAATATATTGTATGAAAATAATGAAAAATTAACTGACAGGTTATCTAATTTATTAAATATATATATTAATAATGAACAAGATAATGAAATAAATAATTTTGTAAAGAGTGAAAATAGATTACGAAAACTATATATTAATAATTATTGGATTGAAAAAAAAAATGTTACATCATCAGAAGTTATTATTATTACCTGTATAATACTAATATTAGTTTTGTCATATTATTCACTAAAAAATAAAAATATTAGTACAGTAAGTTTTATATCAATAATTGTAACTTTGGGTGCTGGTGTTGAATATTTATTTTCACTTAATAATGAAATATCTAGCTGTATGTATCAATTAGGTATTATTTATTCAAATAAAGATTTATTAAATGAAATATTGTATTTAAAGAAAAGAAAAATTATTGATGCTAAATTAAAATCAGGTAAAATTGAATTTAAAAATGTTTCTTTTGGGTACGGAAATAAGAAAAAAATATTTAATAATTTTAATTATGTTATAAAAGATAAAGAAAAAATAGCAATATTAGGTCAATCAGGCTCAGGTAAAACTACAATAATGAAAATATTAATTGATTTACATGAAATAAATAGTGGTGAAATATTAGTTGATAATGTAAATATTAAAAAGATTGACACAACTTATTTGAGAAAAAATATAATTTATATTAATCAAAGGACAACATTATTTAATAGAAGTATATTAGATAATATGAGTTATGGTACAAATAAAAATAATCATCATATTATAGAATTATTACAAAAATATGATTTAATGACAATATTTAATAAACTGCCGAAAGGTATTTATACACAAGCAGGTGTCAATGGAAATAATTTATCAATGGGAATGCAGAAAATAACTATGATTGTTAGAGGTGTTTTAAAAGATGGATTAATATATGCGTTTGATGAACCATTAACATCATTGGATTCTAAATCAAGAAAGAAAGTAATTAAAATGTTAATGGAAGTATTAAAAGATAAAACATTAATTATTATAACACATGATAAAGAAATATTACCTTACATAAATCGTACATTATATATGAATAGAGTTAATAATTAAGAATTAATAATTTTTTTTAATTGATCCTTAATTTTTAAATTTTTATTGTAATTTTTTACTTTTAACTTATTAATTAAATTTTTACTTATGTAACTATTTAATGCTACATTTACAGTATTATGTAATTGTTTAGCTACTTCTACAGCACATTCTCTTATTATTCTTTTTTGTTCTTTATCTGATAAGTTTTTAAAATTTATATCTTTTGTGTAAGCATTAAAATAATATAAAAATAAGTAATTTGCGTTGGTCATTCTTAAATCTTTATTCGTAATGTCGAATTCAGATAAATATTCATTGACATCATTATTATTAACATGTTTTAAATTTTTATTAATATCATAATAAGAAAATAAATATTTATTTCTATTACATAATAATCTTAAAATTTTTTGAATATATGCATGTTTAAATGTACATGTATTTAATACACCTTTTTTACCAGTGAACTCAATAACAGTTCTTTCAGAATTAAATTTAATATGTTTTTTTTGTAAAGTTGTTAATCCAATAGAGCCATATTCTTTTTCATATGATTCATTACCAATTCTAAAATTACATATTTTCATTAATTTTAAAATAGTAGCAATTAGTTTATTTTTTATGTCACTATTTTGCTTTAAATCATGATTTATTTTTTTATCTAATTTTTCATTGATAGTAATAAATTTTTTTAAGTTAATTAATTTTTTATCTTCTCTTTTTTCTTTGAACTCTTTATTATAACTATATTGTGTGCGTCCTTTATTATCTATTGCGGAAGCATATATTTTTTTTTTCAAACAATAAAATTTAACATCTTTATAAGTCGGTACAATATATAATTTATCAAATTGGTCAATAACTTTTTTGTTTTTTAATAAATTACCATATTCATCTTTGTATGTATTTTTAGTTTTATAAGCTATTCTAACATAATACCTCATATACTATTATAATATTTTTATTTTTTGAAATATATTTTAATTAAAATATTTTATGTTCTTTTGAAACACAATTAAATTTTATTACTTTTCCAAGACATATTGCGTCTTCATATAAATTTTGTTTTCCAATTTCTGTAATTTGTACTATTTTTTCATTGTTATTAATGTCCATAATATCATAATAAATATAGGGTAAATTCTTATATTCAATTATATTTTCAAATTGTTTTTGAGAATACCAAGCAAATATTTCAATATACTCATGTCTGCACATAGGACAATTTTTATCCCATTGTTCTAAACATGATTTATGAAATACATGATTACATTTAATTTTTACAATATCTTTAACCATTAATTCTAGACAAATAGGACATGTTTCTTCATTTTCTTCCATTTTATTTTTATTATTATTTTTTGAAACGAATCAATTTTTATATAAAAATTGATTAATTATTATAATGTATAAAAAAATGCAGTATTATTGGGACGACACAACACATATTAATATACTTGAAAGATACACAACAATATGGAAAGGAACATTAATTAATACAAATGTTGATAGTAATTGGGTAAAACCTGAACAATTAAGAGATTTTGATGATTTATTAGTAGATATATGTGAGAGAAATTTTAATATAAATTTAGATGAGAGTAATATTTATTTGAGTTTGTGTCAAGATTCACCTTATTTTTATTATGAATTTGAGAAACATATTTTAAAGTTTTTACGAAATGCTGAAAAGAAATTTAAAATTAGTATTAATGAAGGTGTATTTTATTGTTGGGAATGTAAGCCAATGGCGAATTCATATAGATATAGAATATACAAAAAAGATAATAAGTTTAAATTAAAAAAATCAGTACAAAATTGGAACGAAGATAAATAAATTTATAATAAAAAAAATGAAACTTTTTATTGAAATAAACAAACAAAATGAAGTCTTTTGTATTATTAATTTATATTTCATACTTAGTTTATGTACAGTCATTAACAGAGATAGTAATTATATTAGGATGTTCAAATAACCTTATACAAAATCAACGTGTTGAAGCCGGAATGGAATACGTAAAACAATCTAAGCTAGATAAAATATTATATTTATCTGGCGGCATTAAAAATCAAATTAAAAATGATGTAAGTGAATCTTCAAAAATGTTAAAGCAAATAATGAATGAAAATTTAAATGCTAAAATAATATTAGATGAAACATCGAAAAATACAGCTGAGAATTTCGTTAATTTAAAAAGATGGGTACAGAATAATCATTTATATAATTTATTTAATTTTGTTATTGTAACATCAGATTTTCATAAAGAAAGAGCATTAAGTCTTTTTAATGGTATTTTTGGTAATGTAAATCCACAAATTATTTTAAGTGAAAGTAATTGTATTCAATGCTGGAATGATGAAAAGATACATTCCAAGAATATACATACTGATATAATTGACGCTTTGATATACATGGATTAATACATATTTATAAAAAATCGACACTTCTTAAAAAAAGTAGTATAAAAAGCTTCTAAGTAAAACTAGAAAATATGAGTGACACTGCTTCAGTACAATCTACTGGTTCACGCCATTCAAGCCATTCTCATGATGGCAATGCGGACAAGTCCAGTCTATTTAAGGATGACATGATTTCATTTTTGGACACCAAAGAAGGATTGTATGCTTGCAATCGTTTGATTGCGAAAGAAGCATGGCGTGATTCGTTCGGCGTACAGTATAGTCCAGTAGAGACTTATGGATTGAAGTTACTACAACTTGTCCAAAAGTACCCTGAGACATTTTATTTCGATGGAAAAGGACATACAAAGTGGATTTGTTTGACTAAGTACAAAGAAAGGTTCAGTCCTTACTTGTCAAAAGACAACAGTACTCGTCATGCTTCTCGTCATGCTTCTCGTCCTGCTCCTCGTCCTGCTCCTCGTGAGCCTACTATTTCAGCAGATGATGTTGCCTATATCGTATCATCATTGGACAATTTAAGCATGGCAGAATTTAAGAATCTGGTATCGGAATGCATAGAGAGAGGATTTGATCCTAACTCATTGAAACTTCTAGCCGAGCAGGTTTCGGTCAATTGAAATATATATGACCATCACCAATTTTTTTACTATTTATAATTATGCATATTCGGCAATAATATCTTGAATTTTTGTAAATATTTTATTTATTATAATATTATTTTTTAATATATTTTTTAATTTATTTTTATATTCATTACTTTTATTATTAACATGTATCCCTTTTTTTTTTTTATTTTCGTTTGATTTTTTTAATTTATTAACAATAATTTTATTATTTATTTTTTCTTGGAAAAAATATGATGATATTTTTTGTACTGTGTTTTCAATTTTGTCATCTTTAAAATCATTAAAAGATAAATTTAAAATACGATATTTAAACTTATAATTTTTTTTTAAAATTAATGCCATTTTTAACATATGTGATGATGAGAAAATAAAACGAAATGTTTCTAATATTAAAGCATCTTCTAAATTTGTTTCTTTTAATTTTATTAAATTTAAGTAATATGATTTTCTTTGATTAAATTTATAAATATGTTTTATATTTGATTTTGTTTTATCAATCATTTTTCTATTTAAACCAATTAAATCAAATAATAAATACAATTTATTATTATCAAACCATGTATCTGTATTACAATTTATTTCATAAAACCATTCTTCTGGACTAGGTATTTGGGTATGATATATAAAGTTTGAAATAGATTGTTCATACGGGTCACGTATAAAATGTACTAATTTATCTATTTTTTTAAACACATTAAAAATATTAAATGAATATAATGGACTAGATTGATAATAAATATTATATTTAGATTTTAATAAATATTTTTCTGTATATTTAATTTTAATTATATTATTTAAATAATCAAAGTTTATCTTATTATTAAAACTATTTATTATTGTACTTATTTTTTCTTTTAAAATTAATTGATATATAATAATTAACTTTTTTGATAATACACAACCAGTTTTATGATGATATATTATTAAATAGTTTTTCATATATTATAAAATCATTTTAAAATATAAATACATGAACTATTTTGTTTTAAATAAATATGATTTTTCCATAATAAAAATAAATTATTGATATAATCTTGATTATCAATGATTAATTTAAATTTTTTTTTTATAATGTTATCATTATTATTAATATAATAATCTTTTATGAAATCATAATCTATAATTTTTAAAATATAACTAAAATACAAATGTGATTTATCTATTTTGTCTATTTTATTTTTTTGGTCATTACATATATAAATTAACCAATTATGTATAGGTTCATTTATAATTTTTGAAAAACTTTTTTCATTTAATTTTATATCATTAATATGAATATCATGTGTAAAAGTATATTTTAAAAAAAAATTCTTTAATCCAATAATTTTATAAATATCCTCAAATGTTGCTTTGATTGAACTTTTTACTTCAATTATATATTCAATTACATATTCATCATTTTCCTTTTTTAATATTAATCCATCTATTTCACCCTTACATATATCATTATTCATTTTTATTCTAAAGAGCTTAAATATATCAATATTTTCTAAATAATATAAATTACTGTTATCTTCATGTTTTATATATTTTTTTATCAAATTATTAACATTATATTCTGATTTTTTACCTATTAATTTTCTTTCAGAATTTACAATATCAATTAATTTTTGGTCAATACCATATTTTTCTTCTAATGTATTAAATTCACTAATTAAATATAATAATTCTCTTTTGTACTTATTAAATAATGTATATTTTCTAGAACTAATATTTATAGTATGTAAAATTTGAAATTTAATTTTATTATTTTTACTATATTCATTATATAATTCTTTGAATTTTTGAATTTCACCTTCAATATTATTTTCTCTTTTTGTTAATAAAAAATGGATCTTTTTTATATTAAATAAATATTTATTGAAATTAATATTGTAAAATAAATAATTTTCGTTCATGATTTTAAATATTTTATTAATTTTGTTTATCAAAATTTCATAGTTATTATTTCCCATTAAAACTATTTTTTGTCTTATTACTTTGACATATTTTATATAGTTATTATTTTTTAAATGGTTTAAAGTATAATGATTATCAATAAATTTCTTGAATTTATCAAAATTTTCCATGTCATAATTACAAATATCATTTTCATTAATATTTTTGGTATATTTTATTAAATAATCATGGATGTTCATGACATTCAGTATATTATTTTACTTATTATATATAATATATTGTAAAAAAGACTTTAATATATTTTTATTTAAAAGCTGCTAAGAATGATTTAACATATTCTGTTTTTGGAGAGTTTAAACTACATGATGGTTTTCCGAAAAAAAATGTAATAAAATTAAAATTATTTTTATATTCTATTTTTTTTTCACCCATATAAATTAAAAATCCACATATTAATAAAATATAGAATGTAAATGACAATATTTTTTCAAATACTAATAGTCTTTCATAAAAAATTTCATCTTTTTTTTCATCTACATTTTTTTCATAATCTGATAACTGTAATTTAATAATGTATAAAATTCCTAAAATAATTAAATTTATCATAAAAAATTCTTTATTATTTCGTGCTAATACAATAAATATTACATATAATGTAAGTGATATTTGAAAAATTTCATTTGATTTATAATTAGAAGTTGAATCAGTTAATATTACAAAAAATGATAATGTCAAAAATGCTATTATATGTTTTAAATATATATTTGATAGTAATAAATTTTGAATACGACATGGGAATAATTCACCTAAATAATTAGCAGCAATAATTAAAAATAATACAAATATATTCCAAATTGGCGTTGTACTTAATACATTTTCCATATATTATAAACAAATATTTATATTTATATAAAATAAATTTAATTTATAAATTGTGTTCAAATGTGTATATTATCAATCAGTATTATCTCTATTTTCTTCAATATTTTGTACATTATTTTGTCTCAAAATCCGTCTTGTTGTATTAGATGCTTCTTCATTTGTTACATTAAAAGCATCATATACAGCTTGTGTTTGTGAAGTCCTTACACCCCTCAATAATGAAGATATAAGACTATCTAAATTAGCAGCAGTTTGTGGGTCCATATTGCTTCTAATATTAGAAAGTTGTTCTTCTCTTGATAGAGGATTGTTATTATTGATACCAGTCATGACGATATATATATGTTTTTTATACCAACAAGTGTCGATTTTTATTTATAAAATATTAAAAAGTAATATAATTAATTTTAAATTAATTTTAAATTAATTATGAAATAATTATATATTAACCGGAGTTAAAACTAGATTCTAAAATCATTTCTTCTTTTATATACGATACGCCACATTTCATACATGATGTTTTAGATTTATCTGTCCAAAATGGACATTTATGTCTTTTATTATTTAAATCTAAATAATCATCTGCTTCTTCGCCACCATTTAATTGAGCCATATGACGTGCTGATTCTTCGTTTGTGGATATAATAACAAAAGCATAATAACATTCATATCCATTATCTGGCATATATACATCGTTATTTACAATAAGATGAAAAATAAAAAAATTATTTTTCATTGTTTTTGTTAATTTAATTTTTATTTTTATAAATTATTGTTTCGATTTTTATTATTTGTTTAATTCATATATGCTATTAATTTGATTAGCAATGTTGTGTGCGTAAAATCCATTTTTCATTCCAAGATCAGTTTTTAAATAGTTTTTAAATTCATCCATAGTTAATCCTTTTGTTTTATATAAGTTATATAAATCTCCAATAGTTTTTATTCCATGGAATTCAAAATTCATGTATTTGTTATAATATAATAATTTATTCAATTTATTGTTAAATATATTCATACCATATAACTTATCACGTGTATAATTTTTAAATTCATTATGATACTCAAAACATTTTACAAATATTTCTAATAGACACATACAATCATCTAAAGAATTATGATAATGTATCCCTTCTTTAATACCAATTAAGTTTTCATAAACAGTCGATAATTTATAATTAGGTTTTAAATCAGGAAACTTTTTTTTAATTAAAGGCATTAAATCCATAAAATACCAATTATCTGGCATTCTATTATTTACTAATTTAAAAGATCTTTCAAATACAATCTGGTCAAATCCAAAATTATTATACGCAACCCATGTTACATCATCTCTGCCATAATTATTTCTAATTATATTTTTTACTAAACAACATAATTGTACTAATGTTAATGCATTACTTTCTCTTAATTTCTTTTCGTCAATTTTATGTATATGTACAGCATCAATTTTTCCATCAAAAGGATATACATATTCATTTAATAAAATTTTACCATCCATCGCAATAATGGTCATTTGCATAATTGAATTATCTAGTACATTAACTCCATTTGTTTCTAAATCATATATTATATAGTTCATTCTATATTTTTGTTATTATGTGTTTAAATATATATATATAATTCAATTTCAATTTAATTTTTAAAAATATATTTGTGAAATTATTATTTTTTATCACATGTTAATTTTCCGAAAAAAAATGTAAAATTACTGAAATTTTTACCAATTTCTTGCTTCTTATAATAATAATAGTTAGTTACTCCTACTCCTAAAATAATAGGTAATAATATGATAAATATTTTTTCAATAAACATTATATTTTTATTTGTTTTTTCTGATATTAATTTTCTATTATAATTAAATGATCTTTTTGTATTTATCATATACAGTATAAATAATAATATAAAAAATGTAATATTATACATTAATTTTGTCTTAGAGCTTAATAATAAAATAATATACAAAAGTAATGCATAAATAAAACTGTCAATACTATTACCATTATTCCAACTTACATCATATTCATTTTGCTGTTCATTATCAAAACTCCAACCTCCTTCTAACATAATGAAAATAAAAATTAAACCAATACCGATTATATGTTTAAATAATATATTATTTTTTAATTCTCTTTGAAGACTACATGATAATAATTGGTCCGCATATCCACCAGATATAACTAAAAATGAAACAAATATAAATGAAATCCTTGCTATAGAATTACTTTTTTCTAAGTAAGAATTTATATTATTCATACTGTATAAGTATAAAAAAATTTAAATATTATTATAATTTAACCGAAATAATTTTAATGAGAACATAAAATACGAATAAATTGTTGATTTAATATCTTTTAGTAAATTAATAAAATCTTTATATAATTCATTTTCGTAATCAATTGTATTAATTATTTGATTGTTATTATCATTAATTATATTATTTTCTTCAATAAAATCATTATTATTAATATATTCTTCATATTGGTTATTTATTGAATATTTTGTTTTTATGTATCCACCAGAACCCATTTTTGTTATATATTTATTTAAAAATTTCAATTTTTAATTTTTGTTAATTTATAAAAACAGCAAAATTTACTGCTTATTTAAGTATGGTCACTAATTATATAGTGATTGTTCTTTGAACTTTAAATCAAATGAGTGACAATCAATGTCTCTCTGTCCGAAGAGTAATTACTCTTTTTGTTTCTCCACAAAAATGTCTCCGGGAGGAGTTGGGACGTGAACAGATTGCGTTCTAGGAAACATACCATTTCTGGCGTTCCAAAATCCTGCTCCCATTTGGTTGAAAGCTGCCACAACATGATCGTCTGACGAAGCAGCCATAAGCATACAAGTGACGAAAAAATCCTTGTCGTCTAGTTCTCCCATCTCTCCCATAAGAGAAACAAACTTCTTGGACAAGTCGTCAGAAACAGTTGCTGTTTCAGCAGTTTGAACTGTCGTAATTGTCTCAGTAGGTGAAGTAGCTCTCAAACGATTCGTCGGCGTTTTACCAGAAATGAGAGGGGAATCTTTCCAAATACTTGAAGTCCACTCAGCAGCGATATCACTGTCACTCAAGGTCTGAGCGTAAGAACGTCCAGAAGTGACTGAATTGGTCACAGAGTTAGATTCAAGTTCTTCAGCAGCATCGTCCCATTTGGGATAAACTAGCTCAAAACCTGTGGTCTCTCTAGGATCAAATTCAGAAGTGATCATCGCGAGTTGGAAATCTCCTTCCTTGATGTTATCACCTCTGTCAGCAAGACTTTTGATGATGATGAATTTGTCGAAACCGTAGTGTTCCAACGCCTCTTCAGCACCATCCATGGTCATGCCCTTCTTGAGCATTGTAAATCTCTGTTCGTTGGATGCAGTCTTGAGTTTCCACTGATGATTCTGTAGAATGAAGAAGAACGGGCTTCCTGTAATAGGAACGTCCTTGTTCATCATAGGCACCGCGGGGTTCATTGCTTGAGCAACAAAACGAGACATCTTTGTAAGATTAGCAGATAAGTTACCCTTTCTGATTATATTCAATTTTTTTAGATTGTTTCGATTTTTTTTTTATCATAATAATTCACGCACGTATAATAAGTATTTTATTTTAATTTTTGTTAATTTATAAAAACAGCAAAATTTACTGCTTATTTAAGTATGGTCACTAATTATATAGTGATTGTTCTTTGAACTTTAAATCAAATGAGCGA